AGTCCTTCCCGAGGGTGGCGACGACGTCAGGCTTGGTCGGCGCGTCCGGCTGCTTGGGCAGGGGGGCGTCGACGGGATTGGACGACTTGCACCCAGCCAACGCCACTAGGGCTATGACTAGGAGCCTTCGCATGATCAGCCTTCTCGGGTGAAGGTGGCCTTGTTATCGTCGCCCTTCTTGACCGTGACCTTGTCCTTATCGACTTCGACGGACATGGGTTCGGCCTTCTTGTCGAGACGGGCCACCAAGTCCTTGATGATGTCGACCTCGGGACGGTCAGGCTTCTCGGCCTTGTCGGCGGTGCCGACGATGCCTTGGAGCATGGCGATGAGGGCGGTGACGCCGCCGGCGACCAGGCCGATGACTGGCGCGTGGGACTCCGGGGGGAGGAAGGCCAGCGAGCCGACGCCAATCAGGACGAGGACGACGATGTAAAGGATGGCGTGTTTGCCGAGGTACTTGGACGCCGACTCCTTGGCGGTCTGGGCGGACTCCAGTTTACGCAGCTCGATTTCGGCGGCGAGGCGAACCTTGGCAAGTTCGGGGTCGTGGGGCCGAGGAGCGTTCATCGTCCCTTGAGAGCGTCGAGAGCGGCCTTGCCCTTGGCTTCCAGTTCGGAGGCTTTGGCGGAGTGCTTTCGCATGACGAGGACGCCCGTTACCAGGCCGGCGAGGAAGGAGAGGATTGCAAGGATCATAAGTTAAACAATTCGCATACCGATGCGGTAGTTCACGCCACCGATGGTGACGAGTAGGTCGTTGGTGTCAGAACCGCCGGTGTGGGCCACAATGCTGTCCAACGAGAACGCAGGGCCAGATGCGGTAGAGAGGGTGGTTCCCTTCACGTTGCCGACGACTTCTAGTTTAGAGGTAGAGGTGTAGCCAGTTGCTACGCCGACGCCGACGTTGCCGGAAGCGTCCACGACGAGCGCGGAAGTGTCAGGGGTAGTAGAGTCCTCAACAAGCAGAGCGTTGCCAGTTCCAAGCTGCGTAACCCGCAAGGCGGCATTAACAGTCCCAACAGTTGTCTGAATGATTTGCGGAGCAGTATAGGTGTTGGATGTGTTGGTATTCGCAACAGCCTTTTGCGTCCCTGCGGCGTCCTTGTAATTGATGTTGGTGGCAATCCAGATGTCCCCCGCAACAGAGGTTGTCGGAGCAGTCCCTACGCCAAGGTTGAGAGAAGCCGAGCCAGCCGTAGGTGCGGCCATGTTTACCTTCCCGGTGAATGTCACTCCAGCTTTTACCCAAGTCTGCGAAGCAACTGTTTCGAGTTGGTTCTCGCCGTTGCCGTAGACAAGGTAAGTCCCATTAAAACCGAAATCACCCCAGGCGATTGAGCCGCCTGAACCGGCGCCGAAGCGAATACGCATACGGTTCGCTGAATCTGTGCCAGCAACATCGAGATACCCATTCTCATCAAACAAAACCTCTGACTTGAAATTCACAAAGCCCGTGAAGATAGCACCAGAAAGTTCAGCGTATCCGTCGAGGATTGCTGTCGTCAGATAGCCCTGCGACGTTACCCAAGACTCCGTAGCGTAGCCTTGCGAAGTGACCCAAGACTCCGTAGCAAATGAAGCGGGGTTTCCTTCAAGCGGGTAGAATCCAGCGGTCACCCAAGACTCCGTGGCGTAGCCCGAGAGAAGTGCAGCGGTGAAGGCGGTCGTCTGGACGGATGCGTCGGGGAACGTGATGCCCGTCGACGGCTGGATCGTGAACTGGCCGTAGCCCGTATGGTTGAGCGACAGGGCAGTCGACGTGAGTTGGGCGACATTAGCGCCAGAGCCTTGCGCCGTGACGCCGACAAAGGTCGGGGTGTTGAGCGTGCCGAGGTTCAGGTTGTCGCGGGCCGCGAAGAGGTCGGTCAGGCCGGCGAGGTTGCCTGCCTTGGTCAGGTAGTCAGACAGGGAGAGGGTCGTCCAGCCTGTCGCGTAATCGACGCCAGTGGTCGTCTTAGTGAGGAACTGACCTGCCGTGCCGCCAGCAGGAACGCCCACGCCAGGAGCGCCGGCAGGGCCAGTCGGGCCAGTCGGGCCAGTCGGGCCGGCGGGGCCAGTCGCCCCAGGGGTTGCCACGGTACCCGAGAGGGTGCCAGAAATCAGACTGTTGAACGTGCCGTTGATGGTCGCCATGTTAAGATTGGGTGATGGTCTCCTGAACCTGGACGCGGAAGATCGTCGAGTGGGTCACGGGGCCGCCGGGGAAGGTGAAGCGGATGTCCCAGCTCGCGAGGCCGAGGGCCCAGCGCGAAGTCTCGCCCGAGTAGAAGGTCGTGAAGGATAGTCCGCCCGCGGCCAAGGTGACCGTCATGTCGTGATTCTGGCCGGCCCTGTCTTGGAGGGTCGAGGTGATGGTCGTCCCAGTGAGGTTCGCGGGCTCGCCGGCACCGGGCACCCACGTCCAGACGCTGGCGAAACTGTCTCCTCGGGAGAATACGGCGGTGTTAGAGCAGCTCATCGGGTCTTCTTAACCCTGCCTTGATTGGCAAGGGAGGGGTCAGGTTATGGCGGTCATGCCTTCGATTGTCGTAAAGCCTGGGTAAAGGTCGATGGTCAAGGGGGGAGTAAACTCGACATACTGGCCCGTTACCGTGTTGGCATCGGCCATCAGGTAAACAGAGTCGGTCGGGCTTTGGAGAAGCGCGCCGAGGAACTGCTCGAAGTCCTGATTGTCTAGGCCACCCCATTGCATCGTTCCGTCCCAGTTACCACCCGGGCTTTCCCACCTGAGAAGGCAAGTGACGTAATTAAATCCTACCGGGTCTGTCCTGAATAGGCTACCAGACTCGTCGAGGAAGAAGGTCGGAGGCCAATCCACGCCGTCGCCGTCGTTGACGTATGTCCTGCTATGGATGCTTTTGCCGTTAAAATAGTTAGGCGGAGGTTCGTTGTCCGACCACCGGGAATTGTAGAACGGAATACGCATGGCTCCCCATGTGCAGAACGTCTCGTTGTCTCCCATGATGTAGCCCATCAGACCCTAGCCCAGTAGTATCGAGCGGTGGAAGAGCCTGTCTTGATGCGGTCGACCCACAGCGATCCGCTGACCATCTGGTCGATGATGAAGTTCTCCGGGTCGCCGACGTTGCGCGCTACTGCCATAAGCATGTAGCAATATTCGTCTGTATCCACCGGGAGAGCCTCAATCTCCTCCGGCGTGTTGGCAGGGTACTGAACGAGGACAGGATAGTATTCGTCCGTATCGTCGGTTACAGGGAACACCGGGTTGCTAGACTCGTATGCTTCCGTTCCAAGGCGGATGTAAATGTGTACCGTTCCGAGCAAAGGAAGGAAGTCGATGCTCGTCGGTAACTTGACCCTGCTTGCAAGTAATCCGTCGTTGTTCCAGGGAATGAGGTTGTTGACCATGCCTCCGCAGACGTTGGCGCGGTAAAGGAAAGTCGCCGGGTCGGTCGGGTCTGGCTTCAAGATGCGAGGATATGTGTAGAACGGATGGATGCACACTTCGCCGTCGTCCTGCGCCGCGCAGCTTCCCGCGGTAAGGCCGATGTAGTTAATCGAAGTCCAGTCGGCCGGACCGACGAACTCCTGAAACCAGTCATCGTTCGCGGGGGTGATTTCGTTCAGCGCGGTGAGGGTGTCAGCGTTGACGATGAAAGACCAGGCAGGGTCGGAGTCCTTGTTCTGGTTGTAAGGGTCGTTCGTCTCGTTCAGGTCGTCTTGGTTGCACAGGGTCGTCCCGATGAACAGCACGGGGATCTGAAGGTCGATAGGGCCGACGATGTGCTGGTCGATGGCGAAGACCATGCCCCCGCCTACAGGCGCCGAGCTGGCCGTGACGATGGCGATGAGCTTGACGGAGTAGCCCCACTTGACCGGGTTGAACCAGGTCGTGTGACAGTTGCCCCAGTCGCCAGAGAGGCCGGTAGACATGGCGTCATAGCCGACCATCTTCTGCATGTTCGTCTTGTTGACGTACTCAGACGGCCCGGTCTCAGAGAAGATGGCCGACTCGATAGGGTCACCGACGGGGAAGATAGAAACCCAAGGGGCCTCGGCGTTGAGGAGGGCGGACTCGGTGTCGTCGTTCGACTGGTTGATGTCGAACTTGCTGACCGTGACGTAGTACGTCCCCGCCACCGTGATGTTATAGTATCCGCCCGCTTCCATCCATAGAGTCGACCCTTCGCCGGCCGTAGCCGTAACGCCCTCACCGTAGGCGGCGACCTTGCTGATCCACGTCTGGCGCTGGTCGTAATGGCCGCCAAGGCGGACGCGGGGCATGTTGCTCTGCGTAAAGGCGACCGTGCCCTTGGCCATCTGCAGCTTGTTGGTCGTGCCGACGCGGATGCTCCGCAGCTGGAACTGCTGGGGCATCAAATCAATACGCGCGACGCTGGGATCCCATTCGCTCCAAGGCTGCTCGATATTCAGGTTCGTCCCAAGTCCAGAGGACGTGAAAGTGTAACCGACCCCGGGCTGGATGCTCATCTTTTAGTTAAGCGGCTGGTAGACCTTCTGATCCCATCCTTCGTCGTTATATCGGATTTCATACATGACCTTGAAAATGGCCGCGTACTCTTCCACGTTGACCTGGGATAGAAGGTTCTTGTTTCCGTAAACTCCTGTTCCAATTGGGGCCCACGACGGAAGAAGGGTAATCGTCCCCCAATTTTCATCCGAAGTGGTACCCCCAAGGGATGCCATGAGGGTCGTGACATCTTCTTCATTCTTCATGTAGATAATGCCAGAATAAGTCGAAGTGGGGGCCAGGTACTGGGTCTTGCCGTAAAGGCTAGGGTAAGCCGGATCTACGAAGCCGATGAAGCGGCCGCCGCTCGCCTTCTCAAAACAAGCACCGTTCTGGCCAATGAAAGCTGGTTGCCCGTTTACGATAGGCGCAAGGTTGTTCAAAGTGTCCTGTGCGTAAGGCGCCGCGCCCGCGATGACACCGCCAAAGATTTCTACTGCTGTGAAAAAGTTGACGTGGCTGGTGATATTCTGGGCAGTCAGTCCGTTCGCGCCTGAACAATTAGGGTTGGTGACTTCTCCTTCATTAAAACTGGGGTCGATGCCGGCGTAGTCCATAATCACGGTGGCGATGCCCAGGGCGTCCCAGCTGATGGCGTATTTATTTACGGTGAGGAACGTATAAGCCGGATCCGGGTGAGGCTGTCCTCGCTCGACGAACTCCTGGAGGTCGACCGTATGGTCGCACTTATATCTGGTCGTCGACGTAATCAGGCCGTAGCCGTCTCCGTTGATTGTCCAGCTCGCCTGAATGACAGGGTCTTCTAGGTTGTTACCTGCGTTGATAAGAGACATTGTAGTAAATTACATTTGGTCACCATAGCCTTCACGATAAGGCTTTTTGGTGAAGTCCACGGGGACGCCGCCGGAGCCGCCACCGTTGGCGATTTGCTCAAGTAGGGCAGTCTGCTTCTGCTGCTCTTCCAGCTGCTTGGTCATGGCTTCCATGACCGGGTTAGCGCCGACGCCGATCACGCTGTTGAAGCCTTCGGGGCCTTTGAACGTGCCGGACTTCTTCTCGGCTTCCTTTGCTGCTTCCTGAGCAATCGGGTTTTTTTTCATGTCCTCAGCGAGGATTGCCTGAACCCTGGATTGAATCTCCGGGTCTTGGGCGATGATGCCACCCTTGGTTTTCTTAAAAGGATGACCGAAGTACCTATCTCGATATTCTTGGTCATACATTTGCTTACCCCTAGGATCGTTTTCTAGGAAATCTTTAGTCACCTTTTCACGGGCAGCCGCAGCTTGCTCTACGGTATCTTTGTCTTTTTTCTCATTGTTAAGCTTATTGGCGTAGTAACGGTCTTCGGCAGACATCAGAGCATTAGTGCCTTCAATCGCAGCTCGATTTGCGTCTTCCTGTTTCTTTTGATTGTCCGCAATAATTTTGCCGATGAAAGCAGTAGCAGAAGCCACAAGCGCCATAGGGCCGAGGGCTGAGAGGAAGATGTCCTTAAAAGAAGTCCCGAACTTATTGCGGATGTCCTGGAGCTGCTTGTCGAATCCTGTCACGGCCGTCTTGGCCTTGCCCATGGCTTCAGGGACGTCGGAGGTCGTCTTGATGTTTACGGTAAGGTCTTGGGCCATGGGCTCTTTACCCTGCTGGATTGGCAACGTCCTTGGCCGCTTCGCCCTCGCGCTGCAGCTCAGACTCGACGAAGGCCTCCTCCTCTGGCGACATGATCGCCACGTCGACGCCCTTGCGCATGGCGAAGGCCGCGTTCAGCCAGATGGCCTGACACTCCGGCATCTCCCACGCCTGCTTATAAGGCACGCCGTTCGCCACTAGGTTCGCGACGACCATCATTGGCCAAGGCATGCCCTTGCTTCCCCCGCTTTTCTTCGCGTCCTGCTCCCAGAACTTAGGCCAATCATGAATCAGTATGTAGTCAGAAAATAACTGAAGCAGTATCCCAAACCTGTCTGGGTTGTTGGCTAAATAAATTAGTCGAATCTTGTCCACAAATCCGACCTTGCCCAGCGGTTCCTCGGCGCATACCTGACAGGCGAAGAGGAGGTCGGCGGGCGTGATGCCGCGATCCCCATTAACTAACGGTGAGTCGAAAGCATGCAGACGAACCCGATACTTCATGGACCAGGGGTAAAGAGTTCGACCCAGCAACCGAAAAGGCGCCGGGTCGATGTGGGCATTCAGGAAGCGTCTATCCACTCCCCCTAGCCTACTCCCATATCAGGAGTGTCAAGCCGGAGGCGTCGGAGTGTAGTTGATGTACTCGAACGACTCAGCAGTAACCGAGACGCTGACAAACCCTTTCGAGCTGCCGCGGTCGTCGACCTTAGTGATCGTTCCCTTGAAGGTGAGCGAAGCGGCGCCATTCGGATAAGCGGAATTGGTCTTGGCGATGAATGTCAGAGTCCCGCCGAGCTCAGGAATGGTTGCGGCCTTTGCCACGCCTTCGACGGTAATCTCGGAGCGGATGTCGTCATAACGAGCGGTGACGGTCTCGCCAGATTCGTTAACTACCGTGGCCGTGTTGTTGAACGCAGAGGTGACAGTATAGGACTGCACGAAAAGCGCCGTCACTTGGTTTAGGCCAATTCCGTAAAAGCATGTGACGCCTTTGTTCGTTAGACTCATCTTACTCCTGCCCTAATTGGCAACCTACTCGGGGTCGAGACAGGTCAGGATGTCGAAGGCAAACGAGGTCGCCCAGGAGCGTTCGTCGATACCCTCGTCTTCCGATCGGTAGGTCACGTCGTAACAGAGCGCAGCGCCGCTCGTGGCAGCGAAGGCCGCCTGGATAAGGTCGAGGCTCTTCATGCAGTCCGATAGGGCGGCGCAGCGCTCGCGATGGACGGCCAGCGTCGTGTCGTCGGCGTTCGAGAACAGGGTGATGCGGACCGAGCATTCGTAATTTCCGAGGCCCTCGGGGAGGTCGCCAGGGGCCCGGGCAGAGTCGCAGAGGACGACCGCCTTGGGCAGGGTCTGCGTCACGGCGCTGTCGCCCGTCAGGATCTGGACGCCGGCAAGGCCGGTCTGCGTAGAGAGATAGGTCGCGAGGGTCGACTCGACGACGTGGCGGATGGAGTTGGACATGGTTATTTCTTGTTAAACTTGTTTACGGGTTTCTTCATGCGATGACGCATCATGGCGGGCATCTGCTTCACGCGGTTGCCGTAGACTAGGCCGAGGACTCCTGCCTCGTCGGCGATGCCGTTGATGTTGCCTAGGGTGTTGGTCACGGCGATTTCGGCGATTTTGTCAGTGAATGTGGTCACACTATTGCCGGCCACGCCGGAATGCGAGGTAATCCAAGTTGCCTTGCGCAGCTCGGCGCCAGGTTCGCCCTGCTGGCCGTTCATGTCCTTCGGTCGAGGAAGACTTGCCATACCTTTCGCCCAGCCGGACTTGACGGCTCCGACCATCTTCTGCCGGGCCTCAATATATTCCTTAAGCTCGTTCTTATCCTGCACGAGTAACTTGGCAGAGATGGCACGTTGCCCTTTCTTTATGCGTCCGCCGAAGCGGCTTTTGACCTGGTTATGAATGGGCCTAAGGTCACGCACAAAACCCGGAGTGCCGTATTCGCTCTTCACGGGGTTCGCCCTGTTCAGGAAGTTCTTGGCCTTGGCAAAGGCCCGCTGCTTGTCGGCGTCCGCCGCGATCTTGGAGAGGATGCTGCGCTGGCCGAGCATGCCAGAGAGTTTGCCGCCGTCAGTCAGGCGGGTGAACATGCCGAAGTCGCCCGTCTTCACTGCAAAGGCCATTTGGTTGACGATGTTTCCAGCAACGCCCCTTTCCGAAGAGTCGTTTGCGGCCACGAAGATCTTGGAGATGTCTCCGGCGACCGCCCTCAAGCCCGCCTTCTTCGCCCCAGGGCTCAGGCCGTTGCCCCCGCCGCGGGGAAGGGGAGGGGTGAACTTGGCCGCATCCTGACAGGCAAGCATGCCCTGCTCGAGGACTGCGTCGCGCATGGTAATCTTCATCCCAGCTGCGAACTGGCGGCAGGCCTCCACGAACTCCGCCAAGGACTTCGGCTCGATGGAGACCTTCGAGGGCATTACTGGTTGTCGTCGATGACGACGAGCGTGACCCACGCCGACCCGGGCTTGTAGGTCTGGGTCGTGATGCGGACGGTCTTCCCGCCGGCCACGATCTTCTTGCCCTGGGCAAGGGATGCGATGGGGGAGCCCGACACGATGATGGCCGTGGATGCCCCCGTAGAGCCGTCTGGGAGGCTCCAGGAGGCCGTTGCGGCGGGGAGACGGACGTTGTACTGGGTTCGCTCCATATAGCCCCCAGCCTCGAGCACGGTCTGAACGGCCGGGTCGGAGATGAGGCACTTGAATGTAATCGCTCCAGAGTTGGCCGAACCGGCGACGCCGAAGTCCGCGATCATCTCCTTCGCGTCAGGCAGGAACTCAGAGTATAAACTCATAACCCTGCGGCCATTGGCAAACAGGCACAAAAAAGGGGCCCCTTGCGGAGCCCCCGTTTTCGATGTCAGGCCGATTAGGCGGTGACGTAACGGACGGCCGAGGTGCCGCGGCCCTTGTTCGCGCCGATGAGGATCTGAGCGATGCAACGGATGTTGCCCGTTTCAGCCTGACCGACGAGAACCTGGACGGAGAGACCCGACTCAGCCGTGGCGACGCTGGCGTTGAAGCCGGCGATTTCAGCCATGGGCACACCAGTCGCGACCAGCAAAGAATCCGGGCCGATAGCCACGCCCGCCAGATTTTCCACGGCGGGGATCTGGTTCCACTGGTAGATGTCCATGCCGGAGACCTGGCCGATGGAGCCGGAGGTCACGACGGCGTTGGCAGCCGGGTTGAGGGAGCCGTAGATCTTAGCGTCATTGCGGAGGCTCTTCAGGTAGCCGTTGCCCACGAGGAAGGAGCGGGGTTCGCCGGCCTTGGCCGTGTCGAGGAGGAACTGAGCGTTGACGACGTCGTCGTAGCCGAAGTCGGCGAGGGCCACGACTTCTTCGGTGGCGAAGTTGGCGGTCGTGAAGACGGCGCCGATTTCAGCCCAGCACTTGTCGACGATGGCCTGAGCGGCGGTCTTCGCGTAAGCGTTGATGAGGTACTGCATGCCGTACTCCTGGATGTCCAGGGGCGAGAACTCGTCGACGTACTTGAAGTGCTTCAGGGTGACCGAGGAGTTGGTCATCGTGGCTCCATCGACATCCGCGAGGGTGTTGGTGGCCTTGTTGAACTCCGAAGCTTCGCCGGCGCCCATGATCGGGACGAAGACGGTCTTGCCAGCGCGGCCGACGGAGGCCGAGAGGTTGACGGAGATGTTGTTGAGGATGGGCAGCTTGCCGGCGACGGTCTGGACGATGTAGTCAGACAGGATAGCCGGAGCGGTAGGGAGGACGGTAGCCATAGTTGTGTGTTAGGGAGTGAGGGTTAGAGGGAAATGAGAGCGGCCTTATGCGCGTTGAAGAACGCGATGCGGGCCTGACCAGCAGGGAGAGCGAGATAAGCGGCCTTGATGTCGGCGTTGCTCATCTTGACCGGGGAGTCGCCCTTGGGGAGTTCGACGGGCTCGGTGCCGAAGGAGGCGACAATCTTCGCGGCTTCCTTCGAGGCGGTGGCCTTGGAGCCTTCGAGCTCGGCGACCTTGGCCTTCAGCTCGGAGGCTTCCTTGGCGGAGGCTTCCAGGGCGGCGGTCAGTTCGGCGACCTTGGAGGACGAAGCGGCGGCTTCCACCTTGAGGGATTCCAGTTCGGCGGAGGCGCCGACGGTCATCTTCTCGACAGTGGTGCGGAGGTCGTCGCGTTCAGCGGTAAGGCCCGCAAGCGAGGCGGCGGCCTGGACGAGTTGCTCTTCGATGGTCATGCTAGTCCTGCGGAAATTGGCAACC